GCGCGCAGCCAGTCGAGGCATTTGTTGCGGACGATAATCAGGATATAGGCCTGCAGGTTGGCATCGGCGGGAATCCGGCCGCGGTTCTCCCAAGTCAAACAGGCCCAAAATCAGCCGTTTGACAGGTGTTTGACAGTGTGACAGGTGTTTTGAAAAAGTTATAAATACTCAAATAAATTGAAAGAGAATGTAGTATAATGAGGTTCGCCGATCGAAGGAGGTGAAAGATGAAAAGCCTATTTGAAACAATCCGCGAGTTCGGCGATACCCAAAGCGGGCTCGCACGAATGCTCGGCATTACCGAATCGACTTTGTCGTGGAAGATCAACGGCAAAGCCGAGTTCAAGCAGTCTGAGATAAAGGCTATCGCAGACCGGTACGACTTGACAGGCGAAGAAATCAAGTCGATGTTTTTCGCCTAATGGGCCTGTTCGCTTACCAGCAGGCTGCCCTCGACCGTGTCAACGGTAAACGCGCGTGTGCTTTCTACCATGATATGGGTCTTGGCAAGACGTTCACCGGTGCCGAGAAGTTGATGTCGGACAAGTGTTGGCATTTGGCTCTGGTCGTATGCCAAAAGTCGAAAGTAGCTGACTGGGTTGATCATTTTCGAAGTCATTACGACATCGTCGTCCTCGATTTGACCACGTCGGACGGTATGAAAAACTTCGAGTTATCGATGAGTTACCCAGACCTGCAGGATGTAGTCGGCGTGATCAATTACGACCTATTGTGGAGACGCCCTAACCTTCAGGCATTGCGGCATTTCGCAGTAATGTTCGACGAGTCGTCGCTACTGCAGAACAAGTCGTCGAAGCGCACCAAGGCCGCGATGAAGCTGGCCGCCAAGGCGAACGAACTCGTCTTGTTGTCGGGCACACCCGTCGACGGCAAATACGAACGGCTGTGGACACAGCTGAACATGCTTGGTTGGCACATCGATGAGAAGCTGTTTTGGCGGCAATACGTCGAATCGGAGACGACGATGCATGAGGGTTTCCCGATTACGAAGGTGACGGGTTACAAGAACGAGGAGAGGCTGGTGCGCAAGATGAAGGAACTCGGTTGTGATTTCCTCAAGACCGACGATGTCATCGACCTGCCTGATCAGCGTTTCATCCGTATCGACGTGCCGATGAGCGAGTATTACCGCAAGTTCGCCAAGACGAATGTCATTATGGCTTTCGGCCGTGATTTCGTCGGCGACACAGTGTTCGGCGACCTCACTGCAAAGCGTCAATTGGCGGCTGCGTATTCTCGCGCCAAACTCGAGGCGTTCGGCGATTTGCTGGACGGCACGAGCAAACGGCTCGTCGTGTTCTACAATTTCGACGTCGAGCTCGAAGGGCTTACAGCCGAGTTGGAGAAGAGGTACAGGTCGTATGGCGTGCTTAACGGCAAGGCGCATGACCTGTCGCCGTTTTTCGATACCGACGACGGGGTCGCGCTTATCCAGTACCAGTCTGGTGCCATGGGCGTGAACCTGCAGCAAGCACACACGTGCGTCTATTTCTCGCCGCCCTTGGCATCGTCGCTCTTCGAGCAGTCGAAGAAGCGTATCCACCGCGTCGGCCAAGACAAGCCATGCACCTATTACGAGCTGGTATCGAAAGGCACGGTCGAAGAGAAGATCTATGATACACTGGCGATGCGGCGCGACTACACTGAGAAGCTGTTCGAGATGGGAGGTGACTAATTGGCAGGTGAGAAGAACTTCGAGAACCGTTTGAAACGGTGGCTCGAGTCGCAAGGCGTATGGCATGTCAAGTTTTTCGCCAACCGCAACACACGTGCGGGTGTACCGGATATCTTGGCATGCATCAACGGGCGTTTCGTCGGCATCGAGCTCAAAGGCCCAAATGGCAAGCCGTCGCCGCTGCAGGTATACCACTGCGGGAAGATAACGGAGAGCGGAGGCATAGCCGTCATCGTCTGGCCAGACGATTTCGCCCAGTTCAAACGGCTAGTACGACGCCTTAAGGAGAAAGGAGGAAACTGCGATGTTCAAGACCTCATATTCGAGGGTAGGTACCTTCACCCAGTGCCCGCGTAAGTTCGAGCTCAACTATGTCGACGGCCTCAAAGTGCCGTTCAACTGTGATGCGGCGAACCCGCTTGTGATCGGCACGATGCTGCACGAGTGCATCGAGGTCGGTGTCGACGAGGCCATCGCGAACTACAAAGCCGCGTACCCCGTCATGACCGACCTTATGGTCAACGAGCTCATGAAGATCCGCGTACTCGGTCAACGTGCACGTGAGCTCGCATGGGGCATGCTGGACGACGACACCGACCCGGTATTTGAAGTGAAGGTCGAGGACGACAGCGGTTTCGTCGGGTTCATCGATATGCTCATCCCTCGTGGCAAGGGCCTGTGGACGATGCTTGATTTCAAGTATTCGAACAACATCGACCGATACCTCGAAAGCGGGCAGCTGAGCGTCTACAAGTATTTCTATGAGAAGACGCACCCCGGTGAGATCATCCAAGACATGGCCTTCCTGATTGTGCCGAAGACGATGATCAGGCAGAAGAAGACCGAAGACCTCTACCAATTCCGCGAGCGGCTCGCCGCCACGTTGGACGACATGTGGCCTACGCTGTACCGTGTCCAGTATGACCCAGAGAAAGTCGCCGAGTTCGCAGTCGGCACTTGTACGATGGCGAATGCCACCGAATTCTCAAAGCATGAGTCGCGCCTGTGCGACTGGTGCGATTACAAAGATTTCTGTTTAGGAGGAAATGATATGCTTATCCTGCCCAAGAACGAACGCCGCCCCGAGGCTGTCATCACCGAACCTGATATGTGGATCTACGCCGACAGTTACGTCGGCAAGTCGACGTTTGTCGACCACTTCGACGACGTGCTGTTCATCAACACTGACGGCAACACCCAGAATATCACGAGCCCGTTTATCCAGATTGCCGACGAGCTCGTGACCGAAGGCCGCATGAGCCACAAGGTGCTCGCATGGTCGAAGTTCCGCGAGGTCATCGACGAGTTGGAGAAGCATGACAACAGCTTCCACGTTATCGCACTCGACTTGGTCGAAGACCTATACGAGCATTGCCGATTCTACGTTTTCGACCAGCTCGGCATCAAGCATGAGAGCGACGGCGGCTACGGCAAGGGTTGGGATATGGTGCGTACCGAGTTCCTCAGCCAAATGAAACGACTCAAGTCCCTCGGCTACCGCATTATCTATATCTCAAAGGAGCTCGTCACCGAGATCACGTACGCCAACGGCATGAAGGTCTCGACATTCAAGCCGAACCTGCCAGACAAGGTCGCGAACGTGCTCGCCGGCACCGTTACCATGACGCTCCGTGCCTATATGGACGAGCGTGGCCATTTCCTCCAGCTCCGCAAGAACGAGAACGTCTTCGGTGGCGGCCGTATCGATTTCAAACGCGACCGTTGTGACCTCACCGTCGAGGCATTCAATGCCGCACTGCTCGAGGCACAAGGCACGAAGGCCGAGGCCGAGAAGCCGAAGGCACGCAAGAAGGCAGAGCCTAAGCCTGAGGTTGAGGCTGAGACTGAGACCGAGGTCGTCGAGGAGCCTGATGCCACGGAGAAGCCGAAGCGTCGTGTACGTAAGGCCAAGCCTGTCGCCGAGGAGGAGCCGCCGTTCGACACCGAGGAAACAGCAGAGCCCGAGGCTGTCGAGGAGAAGCCGAAGCGCCGCACCCGTAAGCGCCGCGTCGTCGAAGAGTAATTCACCAATTGAAAGGATATACCATGGATTTCAGCAAGTTTGACAAGATGGTCGACATCGACGGCCTCAAGAAGGACATCATCGATGCCGAGGCAAACGGCGGTGGCGCCGATTTCAAGGACGTGCCACACGGCAGCTATGAGGTCGCGATCGACAAGCTCGAGCTCACCGAGACCAAGAAGACCGGCAAGCCGATGGCGTCGTGCTGGATGAAGATTGTGAGCGATGGCGAATTCAAGGGCCAGCGTATTTTCATGAACCAGGTCATCACGCAGGGTTTCCAGATCCACATCATGAACGCTTTCCTCCGTTCGCTGCTGCCCGAGGGTTCTGACATCGACGTCGAGTTTACCGGGTACGCAGAGTACAACGACTTGCTGCTCGATATTGCCGAGTATATCGACGGCAAATTCGAGTATGGCTTGGAGTACGGCGAGAACAACAAGGGCTTCGACACCTTCCAGATCACTGATATTTTCGAGCTTAACTAGGTGCGGCGATGCTCAATTTCTACGACTTCGAAGTTTTCAAACACGACTGGATAGTCGTAGTCATCAACCCCGTCACTCACGATGAGCGTGTCATCATCAACGATGTCGACGCGCTCACCGCGCTCTACGAAGGGCACAAGCGTGAGATCTGGGTAGGGTATAACAACCTCCATTACGACCAGTTCATTTTCAAAGGTATCTTGTGCGGCTTCGACCCGAAGGCGATCAATGATTTCATCATCGCCGAAGGCCACAAGGGCTGGCAGTATTCGAGTTTGTTGCGCAAGATTTACATGGTCAATTACGACGTATTCCACCCGCGTACAGACAGGGGCCTTAAGACTCACGAGGCGTACCTCGGCAACGACATCTGCGAGACGACGGTGCCGTTCGACATCGACCGCAAATTGACTGAAGCCGAGATTGCCGAGACCGTGAAATACTGCCGCCACGACGTCGAGCAGACTATCGAGGTATTCATGCAGCGTAAAAGCGAGTTCGACGCACGCATGGACCTGCTCAAAATGTTCGATTTGCCGCTAGTATATCTCGGCAAGACAGATGCACAGCTAACGGCGATCATCTTGGGTGCCGAGAGGCCTGCACGTCCACGCGACGACGAGTTCGACATCGTGCCGCTGCCGTGCCTCGACCTCGGGCCGTATGATTTCATCCGCTCGTGGTACCTCGACCCGGCGAATCAAGATTATTCCGCGACGCTCGATTTCGATATTGCAGGCTGCCCCCACAAGTGCGCATGGGGAGGCTTGCATGGCGCGATTGCCCAGTACGCCGGCGAGGGTTATTTCATCAACGTCGACGTCGAGAGTTATTACCCAGCCGAGATGATCGCGCATGAACTGCTGTCGCGCAATGTGCATGACCCGTCGAAATTCAAGGGCATTCGAGACCACCGCATCGAATTGAAGCACGCGAAGGACCCTCGCCAGAAGGCATTGAAACTCGTCATCAACGGCACATTCGGCGCCAGCAAAGACAAGTTCAATGCACTCTATGACCCGCGACAGGCAAACATGGTCTGCGTCAACGGCCAGCTCATGCTCATCGACCTCATGCACAAACTCGTTCGCGACGTCGGTGCAGAGATCATCCAGAGCAATACCGACGGTGTGCTCATCCGTATGCCTGACGGTTTCGACGGTGGGCCTGATGCATTTTACGACCGTGTCGATGATGTGGCGTATGAGTGGGAGCACCGCACCGGCATGGGCTTGGAATTCGATGAGTTCACCCGCGTTTACCAGAAGGACGTCAACAACTACGTCCTTGTGGCGGCAGACGGTTCGATGAAGACGAAAGGCGCATACGTCAAGAAGTTGGGTCCGCTCGACTACGACCTCGCCGTCGTCAACAAGGCACTTGTCGAATACATGGTGCACGGCGTGCCCGTCGAAGACACGATTATGGCCGATGATGATCTGATCGATTACCAACGAGTCGTGAAGGTGTCCGGTAAATACAAGTACGGTGTGCATGGGCACGAGCGGCTCACAGACAAATGCTTCCGCGTCTTCGCGTCCACACGTGAGTCGGACGGCATGATCGGGCGTGTCAAGGCCGGTAAGGCCAAGCCCGAGAAGTTCGGCAACACAAGCAAGCACTCATTTATCGACAACGGCGACGTGCACGACAAGAAGTGCCCGAGCTATCTGGATAAGAGTTGGTATATACAGTTGGCGAAAACACGATTAGCACAGTTTGGGGTGATGTGATGGACCGGCTATTTCTCGGTTATGTGAAGCTCAATGGCAAGAAGTGTGCGCAGAAGCTGAAGGACGGCCAGTACCTCACATTGGCCCAGGCGCGCAAGCTCGACGGTTATGGTGGTGTGCTCGCGCCCGAGACGATTTTCGTCGATGTCGACGACATGACGCAGAGTGAAAAGCTGATGGACATTATCGAGGCCGAGCAAATTGCGTGCAAGGTCATCGCGACGACTCGTGGCAAGCATTTCTATTTCGTCGGCTACCCGCGCGGAATGAAATGCAAGACGCATGCGCGCCTGGCCGTCGGTATCGACGCCGACATCAAAGTCGGCTCGAAGGCCACATATGGCAGTTTGAAAGTCGACGGCCATGAGCGTGACGTGATCTACGACATCGAGCCAGACGAAAGTTACGATGAGCTGCCGTGCTGGCTCAGGCCTGTGCAGTATACGCCTGAGTTTGGCGAGATGGAAGAAGGCGACGGCCGCAACCAAGCGTTATTCAACTACATCTTGACGCTGCAGTCGGAGGGTTTCACGAAAGACGAGGCGCGCGAGACGCTGGCCATCATCAACCGGTATATGTTCGAGAAGCCCATGGAGCAGCAAGAGCTGAGTGTCGTCTACCGCGACGATGCCTTTGCCGAAGACGTGTTTTTCAATAAGGGCACGTTCCTGTTCGACAAGTTCGCCGAATACCTCAAGAACGAACACCGCATCGTCAAGATCGGCCATCAACTCCATGTATACCGCGACGGCGTCTATGTGTCGGGCAATTTGCTCATCGAGAACGCGATGATCCAACATCTGCCCATGCTATCGAAGGCTAAGCGCACTGAGGTACTCAACTACCTCGACGTGCTCATCCAAGACGATGCACCTGCAGCCGATGCCGATTACATTGCCTTCGCCAACGGCGTGTACGATCTCAAGACGGGTGAGCTCATGCCGTTCTCGCCGGAGTTCATCATCACGAACCGTATCCCTTGGGAGTACGACCCGACGATTTGGTCGGAGTTTACCGACAAGACACTGCATCGCCTCGCATGTGGCGACGACGGTATCTATTCGTTATTAGAGGAGGTCATCGGCTACCTGTTCTATCGACGCAACGAACTCCGTAAGAGTTTCATCTTAGTCGGCGACAAGGCCAACGGCAAGTCGACGTATTTGGACATGCTCAAGACGCTGCTCGGCGACAGCAATACGTCGGCCCTCGATCTGGCCGAACTCGGTGAGCGATTCAAGACTGCGGAGCTATTCGGCAAACTGGCTAACATTGGCGACGACATCGGAGACGAGTTCATCGCAAACCCCGCTATTTTCAAGAAGCTCGTAAGCGGTGACCGCGTCAACGCTGAACGTAAAGGCCAAGACCCATTTGATTTCTCGAGTTACGCGAAACTGCTGTTCTCGGCGAATTCGATGCCGCGTATCAGGGACAAGACCGGCGCCGTGCTCGACCGCATCGTGCTCGTGCCGTTCAAGGCGACGTTTTCTAAAGATGACCCGGACTTCGACCCATATATCAAGTATAAGCTCCACTCACCTGAGGTCATGAGCCACTTGATCAATATCGGCCTCAAGGGGCTTGAGCGTGTTTTGGCGAACCGCTCGTTCACGATGCCGGAAGTCGTCGTCAAGGAGATCGAGGATTACCACGTCGCCAACAACCCCGTCCTCGGTTATTTCGAGGACACACCCGTCGACGAGGTGGTGAACGAGTCGACGGCGTTGGTGTACGACTATTATATGGCCTGGGCTATCAGGAACAACCTGAAGCCACTCGGTCAAAACGAGTTCACCCGTCAGGCAAATAAACACTATGGCCTGACAAGCAAGACCTGCCGCATCAACGGCAAACGTGTACGTATTTTCGTAAAGGAGTAAGCCATGCCCGTCATTATCGAAGGCCCTGACTGCGCCGGCAAGTCCACGCTTGCTGAGAAATTAGCCAACGCACTTGGCATGAACATTTTGAAAATGACCGCCAACGGCGGCCAGTCGGTACCGGAGTATCTGCAGAAGCTCGCGTGCGACGGCGTCATCATCGACCGCTGCTGGGTTTCTGAGCAAGTGTACTCTGACTTGTTCGGACGTGAGCCGCGTATCGACCACGACGATGCCGAGGCGCTGACTGAGTTCTGCGGGCTCGTCGGTATCCCAATCATCGTGCTTTTGCCGCCGCTCCACGTCATTATTGACCGCTTGAGCGAACGCGGTGATGAGTATGCTGATGTCGTCTGCCCGAACATCGTGAAGATCCACACGCGTTATCAGGAATGGGCCAAAGCACACGACAATGTGATCGTACTTGAAGACAATAGCACGATGATCGCCATGGAGGAGGTGCTCAAATGCATGTTGTAGGCAAGTCGATGAACGACATCTACCGCCAGCTCTGCGGCAAAATATCGGTGCAAGGCCATGAAGTCGCAGGCACTAAAGAACTGTGCAATAGTGGTTTCACACTGCTAGATATCACCGACAACATCGCGACGGTCCGAACGAGTTTTTCGCTCTCGTACATGTTGGGCGAGCTCGCATGGTATTTCACAGGCCGCGATGATGTCGATTTCATCTCGAAGTTCTCATCGTTTTGGAAGCACATCAGCGACGACGGCGTAACGAACCGGTCTGCATATGGCGCTATCGTTTTCAATCGCTACGGTTTCGACCAGGTCACGCAGGTCATCGACACCCTCAAGCGTGACCCGTATTCGCGTCGTGCCGTCATTAATTTCAATGTGCCGAACCCAGAGCGATTCGAGACAAAAGACGAGATCTGCACTATCGCGCTCGTGTTCGAGCTTCGCGGCGGCAAACTCGATTGCACAGGCATCATGCGCTCCAACGACGTATGGCTCGGCACGCCCTACGATGTCGTGTTTTTCACCGAACTGCAGAAGCACATCGCGAATGAACTCGGTGTCGGTTACGGCAAGTATACGCATTTCGCGGTATCGCTCCATGCGTATATGAAAGACATCGACCGCGTCCATGAAGTCTGGGGTGTCGATAACGGCGTGCTACGCCTAAAGTTCGACATCGAGAAGTTTTTGGCCCATATCTCGGAGATCGAACATATCGTCACGTCGTCCGATGAGCCGAGATCTAATATCGTCGATTATTGTGTCAAGAATGCCATCGTAACGGAGGTAAATAATGAAAATTAAGATTAACCGTATTGCAGAGGGCGCCGAAATCAAGCTCCCTGCCCGCGCGCATTACAACGACGCCGGCGCCGACGTATACACCACTTTCGGCGAGACCCTGAAGCCGCACGAGACCCGCCGCATCCCGCTGGGCTTCTCGCTCGAGCTGCCCGACGGCGTCATGGCCTGCGTATTCCCCCGATCCGGCATGAGCCTCGAAGGCCTCGTCTGCGAGCTGCCGCCGATCGACTCCGGCTATACTGGCGAGGTGCATGCGATCGTCACCAACTTGACGGATAAGCTGAAGAAAGTACCAGGCGGTACCCGCATCGGCCAGCTAGTCGTCATGCCCATCGTGTTGGCAGACTTCGTCGAGCAGTTGGGCGAGGAGAGGGGCGACTGTGCTTTTGGGTCGACCGGCGAGGCCTAGTAAGGCCGAGTATTACCTCGATATCGCGCTTGCGGTGGCGGCCAGGTCGACGTGCCTGCGCCGCCGCTACGGTGCCGTGGTCGTGGCCAACGACGAGATCATCGCGACCGGCTACAACGGCGCCGCCCGCGGTGATGTCAACTGCATCGACACTGGTGTATGCCATCGCTGCGGGCACGGGCATAACGACGGCGATTACGACTCATGCCCTGCGGTACACGCCGAGATGAACGCCATGCTGTCGGCCTCACGCTCTGAGATGATCGGCGCGACACTATACTTGGCTGGCGTCGACCTCGAGACGGGCAAACGCATCCCGGCTAGTGAGATCTCACCGTGCCCCGTGTGCATGCGCATGATCGGCAACGCCGGTGTCGATGTCGTCACAGGTGCATAGAAATAGAAGAACGCCCCAGACGCTCAATTGCATCTGGGGCGTTCTCCTCACCAAGGAGGAAGGTGCGGTGGCCCAAAACCGCACCTCCTATTTTATCACACATAATGCTATTAGGCGTTGACCCACTTGAGGGCGTTCTTGATGCAAAGCTGCTTATTCGCGGTCTCGTATTCCTTACGGCCCATTGACTTCCACTGACCGCGGTTAGCTGCCTTAAAGCGGACATAATGCACGCAGTAGTTATCGAGGACGATCTTCACGCGGCGGTCACAGTTGGTGATTTCGTACGCCTCATTGAACGGCTGCTTGTACTGGACACGCTCGAGCTTGACGGCATCGTCGAAAGTCTTAGTTATGGTGTTTCCCTTCCTCGTGGTTGACAAGATTATATTACCCGGTAACTACCCGAAAGCACGCGGCTATTTTCAAATAAATCAAAAAAGTTTTTGATGAATTTGAAAATAGGTATGTACATGCGTGCCGGTCTGTGGGATAATGACCTTGTCAACCAGAAGGAGGAGCAAATGAAGCCCATCGAGATCACCAAGCAAGACGTACTCGGTTATGAGCACACGTTCGTCGTACGCCACGACACTTCCACCAACAAGGTGTTCCTCGCCGAGGTCGACCCTGATTTCGGTTGCGAGTCGTTCCGCGGCGTATTCTGCTCCGAGGCAGCGGCAATCAACCGCATCGAAATGCTCATGCACTAAACGAAAGGAACAATCATGACCACTCTATACTGCGTACATGTCGAAGAGCCGAATCTCAAAGATTCCGCAGCGTTGCATTATTACGTCATCACGGTTGAATCTATCGTTTTCGGCTGGCGTACTGTGGATATTTCTGCCATAACCGAGGCGGCTAAAAGCCTCAGCCACTGTGAGATTCTGCGCATCATGGCCGGTTTCAGTGACGGCATTTTGTTCGATTATGACTCTATTTGCGAATTCCTTGGGCTGTATGCACCCGATCCCAAGTTGGCCATTCAATGGCTCGGGCATGCCAGTGAAATCATAGTTAGGCCTACGTTCGAGCAGATCCACGCGATGGGCTAATACGGTTATCATCAATTTGAAAGGAAACACCATGGCAGAGGTAACGTTCACTGAGAAAGAGCTCGGTTTTATCAACGAGTGCACGATCGACAAGAAGGGCGTGCTCGTCGAGATGCCGGCGAACCCGTTCCCATCGCTCTACCGCAAGGGCGTCATCGCCAAGAAGGGCGACGACCTCACGGTCACGAAGGACTTCCGCGAAATGTTCTGCCTTGCCGACCAGGTCGTGCATATCGACCTCACCAAGGCCGAGGGCGAGCCCGAAGACAACGGTAAGAAATTCAAGTACGGCGAAACGGGCGACGTGATCATCGAGGACGCGCCTGTGGACTACGCGAGCTTCCGTCAGGCGATCGCCGCCAACCTCCGTGACCGCCGTACGAAGGGCGTCGATGAGTTCCAGTTGATCGACAAGGCCGTGCAGGTGTATGACGCCGCACGTGAGGCCAGGGCTGCCAACGGCGACGAGGGCACCCGCTCTGAGCATACGACTGTCGGCAGCCGCAAACATTGGCGTTACGCCTTGGCCGATGCCGTATCGGCGTTCTTCGGTGTCGGCACAGCAGTCGACAAGCGTGAGATTGTATTCACCGGCGACCTGTACATGGCAGGCGCGGCTGAGCTCACGTTCGAGTACCTGTTTAAGATCGGCAACCGCCGTGCGCAGCGCTGCTATGACGAGCGCCTATTTGCAGGCGAGCCCACCGTCGGTGTGTATGCCGAGAAGGCAGCGGAGTTCATGGCCGAAGTCGAGAAGCGCTTGAAGCATGAGGGTGCCGACATCGAGGTCGACGGGGAAGTCGTCGGCGAGGTGGTCGTCGACCTCGACCACACTGAGGAGTAGGGAGAACACCATGGACTCGAACACCATCAAGGAGATCGCCAACCAGTTAGGCGTCGGTACCGACTACCTGTTGAATCACTTGTCGGAATTTGCGTCAAAATGGGCCGCGATGCAGATTACGAGAAACTCCATCGTCTGCGTGTTCCTGGTAATCACACTCATCATCACGGTGCGGGTGCTCGTATGGGCTATCCATTCCGCCGACGACGAGTACAGCAGTTTCGTCCTGATCGCCATTATCGATGCTATCGCGGTAATTTTCCTGTTCATCGCCATTGCATTCTCGGCCGCAAACATCATGGCATATGCCGTATCACCCGAGGCGGCCATGGTTAACAATATGTTGGCGATGCACTGATGGGACGACGTATTAAGTTTGCGAGGCCATGCGATTGCCCGACGTGTGGTGCGACCCCATCCCACCAGAAGTGGAAGCCGCGCAAGATAGTCGATGCTGACGAGATGGTCGCGATAGGGGACGTCGATCCAGTCGACGCCGTCCATTGCCCTAGGTGCGACCTCGTCTTCGGTGTTGTGCATTATGAGCATGACGACTGCTACATCACGAGCTGGACCGAGTTTGAGACGATTCCACGGTATTGCCCGTGGTGTGGAGAGGACTTGACGGACAAATGATTACCGACACTAAAAAGATCGCCGAGCGCTTTCGTATTGAAGCCGATTACTGGCGCGATTACAACGAGGAAGACACTATCTTCAATATGTCGAACTACCATTTCACTGAAAGCATGCTCACGGCTTTCGGTATGGACGACATGGACATATACGCAGATATGCGTGTTTATGAGTTATTCGATAAGCTGGCGGATCTCATCGATCGACCTGGCGTTAAAGCATTTTTAAGATAATTTCGATTTATCAAAACATTGATGAATCGAAATAGTATAATGGTCCTACGGACCAGAAGGAGGAACAAATGCCTGAGTATATCGTTTTCGTCATGCCGCCAGTGGACGAGGATGTTGAGCCATTCGACATCCCGGAATGGGGCTATATCGAGGCGCTCGCCACTGTGGATCGTTATCGCGCGCATGGTTGGAAGGCATGCATCATCGACTTCGGCACGCCGTTCGTGCCGTGGCGCGCCGGGCGCCTAGACGGCCCAGACATCCGCGTCATGGCGCGTACATACGACGAGGCCGTCATCAGGGCACGCGCCATCAGCCACGACTGCACCGGTTTTCAAAGGATGGACTAACGATGCGTGATTTCATCTACACAATGTTGACGGTCGCGGGGATTGTGGCCACGGCCGTCGCCGCGGCGTATGCGTTCGCAGACAGGGGCTATTTCGCCGTAGGCGGCGAGTATGCGTTCTTGTTCCTGCCGCTGATCGGCATGTGCATCGAGTACATGGTCAAAGACCGATAAGGAGGGAGGCGCTATCGTGCGGATCGGCGATGTGAAGCCGTTCAAATACGTCTATGCAGACGATCGGCAGCAATTCACGAGGCCGCTCGAGGAGGCGGCGGAGTTCTTCGTAGCATGGCGCTTTTGGATACAACGGCGCGATAACCAGAGGTATTCGGCGAAGGCGCGTGAGAAGATGCTCGACAAGGCCGCAGACGTGATCCAAGCAGTCGTCAACTGCGTCGCATCTGTCGGTATCGATGATATGTCGGAGCTGATGGCACGTTGCGAGAAACGAAACATGAAGAGGGGTAGGTATTGATGCAAATCGAAGTGGTCGTGGCCATGGAGCGGAGGCCGGTCACTGTGCACGGGCATGACGGCAGCCTGATCGGGTGGTTCCAACGAGGCGGTTTCCTCGGTAACAACCAGAAGCCCGTCGGGCTCGTCGAGTTCGCAGATGGCACGGTCGGCGAGTATGAGGCGAAGGAGGTGTGCTATGTCGACCACATATAATTGCGTGCATTATGACAGGGACCGCATACGCTCATGTATATACGGGCTCGCAGTCGGTGACGCCCTCGGCGTGCCATATGAGTTCCGTGAGCGCGGCACGTTCGAATGCACAGGCATGGCAGACGGCGGCACACACGGGCAGTATGCAGGCACATGGTCCGACGACACGTCGATGGCCCTGTGCATATGCTCGAGCATCAAGCGACTTGGGTACATCGATGTGGCAGACATTGCCGGCATGTTCCGCCGGTGGCTGGAGCGTGGTGACTTCACGTGTGACGGGTATGCGTTCGATGTCGGCGTGACATGTCGAAAAGCGATCTCGATGGGTGTGCCTGCGAAGTCATATGACGGCTGTGGTAACGGCTCGCTCATGAGGACGGCACCGCTCGCCATGCTCGACCCCATCGAACCCTACGATATACGCGAGATCTCGGCAATCACCCATGCGCACCCAGTGGCCGAGTGGTCATGCGTCGCGCTATGCGATATTTTGCGGACTATCCGCAATGTCGGCACGCCGGCGAAGGGCGACCTCTGGCATAGATACGGGTATATCGCATCAAGGCCAGTCGAGGCAGTCAAAAGCGACGGCTATTGCGAGCACACGCTCGAGGCTGCGCTCTGGTGTTTTTTAAATACGTTCTCATATGCCGACTGTGTGCTTGCCGCCGTCAACTTGGGCGACGACACCGATACTACGGCGGCTGTCGCGGGTGCTATAGCAGGCGTGTATTACGGTTTCGGGACAATCCCACCGAAATGGGTCGGCCAGCTGCGTGGCAAGGCCGTAATCGATCAATGCATTTAGGAAAAGTGATAGACGATGATTGACGGGTATCTGTTGAACATGCGTGTGTTCAACGAGGTGAAGAACAGCAAGGGACAGGCACTCAAGCCACTCGAGGAGGCAGCCGAGGTCTTCGGCGCGTGGCAGAAATGCGACGACGTGAGACATGCCACGACGACGATACGTTGGACGTTCCGCGAGGACCTCATCGACGAGTGTATGGACACTGTGCAGGCAGTTGCCAACCTACTGGCAGCAGTAGGCGTCGCACAAGGCGAAGTCGACGCCGCCATCAAGCGCATGGACGAGCGGAATGGGGACCGAGGTAGGCTCCAATAAAAGGGATCTAATAAAAGGGATGAGGGCGTGGATGTAATCACGATATACAGGCGGCGGGGGTTCGACCGCCCGCGCCACGAACGCACCCGGTTCGATTCCGGGCAGTCGAAGCGGACTAGGCTGGAAAGCGCGGTCGAGCGCTGGAAGGCTATTAGACGGCTGAAGCTCGGCAGTGTGGGCACTGACCCGAGCCCTTTTTGGATTGCACGACAATGGAGGAAGAGATGGCAAATATCGAATTACCCAGAGACGCTGAAGGCCGAGAGATTCCACTAGACACCAAGGTACTGTATGGCGAGGACTGCAAAGAGTTTGAGGTTAACTACTACAACTACTCAGTGCGTCAGACCATCCCGTCGCGTAAGTGGCAAGTGGTGATGATGAACTGCATTGTCTATGATTGCTCAGATCTCTACCTCACCCCACCAGACAGTTGGGAGAAATTATTCGAGGACTTGAAAGCAGTCAAAGACTATGGGGATTCATCCCATGTCGACAACCCAGCATGTTACTACATGAACATGGTCGGTAAACTATGCGATGAATGCAAGTTTTACAAAGGGACAAACTGTACCGGCAAGATGTGCGCCGACATCCTCGACCGCATCCGCAAGCTGAGGGGTGAGGGCGAATGATCACTGACGAACGGAGACGCAAGGTCGCGGCGGAACTTCGAGAACTCGCGTCGAACCGCCATTACGTCGACGAGTTCATCGCGGCCGACACCGTCGGGTTCTGGCGTGGCGAGGCCACGGAGGGCTTCGATTCCGACAGCCTCATAGAGGTGGCAGACCTAATCGACCGCCCGATAGGCAGGCCTTTCATACCGAATGCAATGGAGGGCTATGTGTTTTGCCCGAGGTGCGGCGCGGAAATCGGCGAGTACGGCGTACCGAACTATTGTCACGCATGCGGGTTGGCGATCTCGAATGGAAAGGTGGTAGAGCGATGCTCGTAATCGAGAAGAAGGACGTGCCCGAGGACTGCACGACATGCCTGTACTACCGCTTCAACGGGTGCGCCAACGCCGACCGCCAGAAGGACTGGATGCACTACCGCGTGTGGAAGGGCCTCGAGCAGTGCCCGAGCTGGTGGCTCGACCAAAACCGATTCGAGAGGGCGTGACGCGATGGCAACCGAATACGTTTTGGACGCCGAGAAGATCGCCCGCTGGAGAATCGACAACCACGTGCCGCTCAAGCAGCCGGCGCGTGCGGCGGGCGTCAACCTCAGCAGCCTGGGCCATGCCATCCACGACGGCAGGGAAGTAAAGATGAACCTACTGCTCAATCTGGCGGAGGCGATGGGCGAAGACCCGCGGGACATCGTGAGGCCGAAAGACAGGGCGAACGAGAAGGCGGAAGGGCGGTGACCGGCGTGGAGGATAGCGAGATTCCCGAGCGCTGCAGGGCGTGCTATGTCGCCGGGTCTTGCGGTGGAGACAACCAACGCCGCAAAAACGGCTGGAAGGACTGCCAGTTCCCGTCTTTCCAGATTGGCCCGCCCCGGATCTCAATCAATCCGTGGCAGTTCGAGGGTTTTTTGACGCCCGCGGGTGAGTACGGGCGGATTACGACAAGGAGGGGGCCTGATGGCGGGATATGAACCGGAAAGCGGTTGGAACCTGCCGCCGGGGTGCTTCGAGGGCGACATCGACCGTGAGTTCGGAGGCGAGCGTCGTTATTGCAGCGAGTGCAGGCACTGCCTCGTATCAGACGAACTCGACTGCTGCGTCTGCGAGGTAGACCTGGCCGATGCGATCGCGAAGCTCCAGGGTGCGCAGCGCCGGTCGCCGAAGTATATCCTCGCTGCGGTCGAGGACGCAACCACGAACGAAGGCAACTGCTGCGCCGATTTTGAGGAGTGAAGGCGGCGCAGAAACATATCAGAGAACGATTGTAGCATATGTAGAAGGCGCAGTTTTGGCTTAGCGCGTATGCTTGCAGGGCCCCGAGGCGAATATCTGCCTCGGGGCATTTTTCGTATCTTCTGACTGAAAATGGCACTTTCCGATTTATTAACGTGGTTGACAGGTAGTAGATGTCAAAATGCGATGTAGATCGGTGCGTGGTGGCGCATTGTGCAAGTTACTGTCACACTACCTGTCACACTGCTTTTGGGCCTGTGTGACAGGTAGTAGGCGTCAAAACGCGACGTAGGTAAATTGTTGGGTACCCAAGTGTCACACTGGCAAACAGCAGGCCGCCCCTATATTAGATATTTTCTATAGGTATATCTACCATTTTATAAGTATATATTTTCAAAATATAGGGGTATAGGGGAGCGTGTCAGTGTGACAGTGTGACAGGTAGTTGCAAATACATGCGTCTACATCGTGTTTTGTCGAGACTACCTGTCACACGGTGCAGATAAATCGAAAAAAGCGGTGTGACACATGTGTGACACCAGTGTGACAGGTAGTTGAAGGCGTATATGTTGACCTCGGTGAACATTTGAAGGCGTTTCGATTTTGATGGGTGGGTATATACGATATACACAGTCGCGTAAACCGAAAGGCCCCGAACGCCTGGCTGTGCATATCGCATATACACAGTATACACACTACACACAGCCGAGCAGTCATTTGAACGGTCCCGCCCGGCGTTGTAAAATATATTCCGATAGACGAGGAGGGATATTTTTGCCTTACATCAAATTCAACAACGCGATACAACGCAAGCGATATTGGCTCGGCGAGGACGGCATCGAGCTGATCAACGACTGGAGGCGCAGGGGGCTGTCGGTGAAGGCGATCGCCGAGGACAAGATCGGTGTCGCGCATACCACGCTCATGAAATGGCGCCAGCAGTCGCCCGAGCTGGACAAGGCGCTCACTATTACGGAGGATCTCGTCGACGGCCAGGTGGAGGGAGCTCTGCTCAAGCGTGCGCTCGGGTATGACTATTTCGAGGAGACGTGGACGCTCGACCCCGACACAGGCCGGGAAGTGTTGACGAGGAAGGTTAAGAAGCACGTGCCGGCAGATGTGAAGGCCATCGCCATGTGGCTGTTCAATCGACGCGGTGACGCCTGGAGATCGATGCAACCGCAGTTGCCTGCCGACGACGGCGACATCATCGACGTGAAGAACGTGCTCGTGCAGATCGAGGAGGCGGCAGATGGAGATAAGGCTGACGCGTAAGCAAGCGGAATACGTCCGCGAGGCGCACCACCGCTGGAACCTCGCCACGGGCGCCGTGCGCTCCGGCAAGAGCCACCTTGCCGTGCAATATACGATCCCCGACCGATTGATCAAGCTGCGTGGCAAGAAGGGCCTGGCGTTGATCCTCGGCGCCACGAAGGAGAACATTGAGCGCAACGTCTTGACACCGATGCGCGACATGTGGGGCGATAAGTTCGTCGGTGACATCAACGCCCGCAACTGGTGTGAGATCTTCGGCGAGCGTGTGTACTGCATCGGTGCCGAGAACGCAGGCCAGGTATCAAAGCTGCGTGGCTCAGAGATCAAGTTCGCATATTGTGATGAGATCTGCGATATCCACCCGGATGTGTTCGAGATGCTCAAGAGCCGCCTGAGCCTGCCGTACAGCGAATGCCACGGCGCATGCAACCCGGCAGGCCCGACGCACTGGCTCAAGCAGTTCATCGACAAGGGTGAGGCAGACCCGGGAATCGACATGTTCGTGCAGAGATACACGATCGACGACAACCCGTTCCTGCCGCCTGCCTATGTCGCGGGCCTCAAGGCCGAGTACCGCGGCACCGTGTACTACGACCGGTACATCAGGGGCTTGTGGGCGAAGGCCGAAGGCCTCGTGTACCCGAACTGGAAGGACGCCCAGGAGCCGACATGGTCGCCTGCAAAACCTGAGGATGTACGTGGATACTGCGTCAGTATCGACTACGGCACGCAGAACCCGTTCCATGCGATCAAGTGGATGCTCGACACTGCCGGCACCTGGCACGCTGTCGGCGAGTACCGCTACTCGGGACGTGAGGAAGGCAGGCAGAAGGCAGACCCCGACTATGTCGACGACTTGGTCGTGTTCACTGATGACGCACCTGAGGATACAGAAGTCGAGGTCATAGTCGACCCCAGTGCATCGTCGTTCATCGCGCAGCTGCGAAAGCGCGGCGGTTTCAAGGTGAGGAAGGCCGATAACGATGTAGACGACGGCGTGCGCGACACCGCATCGGCAATGCAGTTGGGCCAGGTCAAAATCGGCGACACACTCACCGAATTGGCGCGCGAGTTCTGCGGCTATGTGTGGGATGATAAGGCAGACCAAGACAAGCCGGTCAAGGTCGACGACCACGGCATGGATGCACTGAGGTATTTCGTGAGGACCAAGCGTGTGTACAAGCCGCGTGACATGGTATACGAGTCGCCGTTCATGGGCGGCGCAGACGAGGGGCCTAGGAGGTTCGCATTATGAGATGGGACGAGGTACGCGACGACAAGTCGCGCATGCTCACGTACCAGGACTTCGTGGAGGCAGGCGACGCCAACCGCGAGGGCTTCGTACTGGAGGCGATCGAGCGGCACAAAGCTGGCAAGGCGTACCGCACGGCACGCATGGCCGATGCATACGACCACCAGGAGAATACGACTATCAATACCTACGTGCAGAAGGTTTTCGACATCACCGGGTCCAAGCTCGTCGATTTCACTGCGAGCAACAACAAGATCGCGAGCAATTTCTTCCACCGCCTGAATACCCAGCGCACGATGTACTCGCTCGGCCAGGGCGTGTCGTTCATCGATGTCGACGAGGTGGGCAAGAAAGATGAGACCAAGGAGAAGCTCGGCAAGCATTTCGACCATGACCTGCGCACGCTCGCATACGATGCGCTCATCCACGGTGTTTGCTTCGGCTTCTGGAACCTCAACCGCATGTTCGTCTTCCCGCTGACCGAGTTCGTGCCACTCTGGGACGAGTATGACGGCACACTCAAGGCAGGCATCCGCTTCTGGCGTATCGACCAGTCGCGCCCGATGCAGGTTGTGCTTTACGAGGCCGACGGCTACACCCGCTACCAGAGCTACCAAGACGCGAACGGCTCCACGAGCGAGCGCCTCGAGGCCGTCGATGAGAAGCGGCCTTACATCGAGGAGACGAGCTATACGCCTGCAGACGGCGTCGAGCAGGTTATCGGTGGCGAGAACTACTCGGCGTTGCCCGTTGTGCCGATGTGGGGCTCGAAGCTCCACCAGTCGACGCTTGTGGGCATGCGCCAGGCGATCGACAGCTACGACCTCATCCGCAGCGGCTTCGCGAACGACCTCACCGACTGTGCGCAGATCTACTGGCTCGTGTCGAATGCGGGCGGCATGAGCGACAAGGACCTGCAGAAGTTCCTCGACCGCCTGAAGATCAACCACGTCGCGCTCGTCGACTCCGACGACGGCGGCAACGCGCAGGCGTATACCCAGGAGATCCCGTATGCTGCACGCCAGGCATACCTGCAGTCGATCCGCGATGGCATCTACGAGGACTTCGGCGCGCTGGACGTCCACACGGTGGCGGCTGGTGCCACTAACGACCACATCGACGCCGCATACCAGCCTATGGATGAGGAGGCGAGCGACTTCGAATACCAAGTCTCGGAGTTCGTGCAGCAGCTGCTCGCACTCATGGGTATCGAGGATGCGCCCGTGTTCAAGCGCACGCGCATCAGCAATCAGAAAGAGCAGGTCGACATGGTCATGAGTGAGGCGCAGTACCTCGACCATGAGACCATCTTGCGCAAGCTGCCGAACATCTCGCCCAGTGAGGTGCCTGCGATCAAGGAACGCCTCGACGCCGAAAACGAGGAGCGCATGGGCATGCTGGTGAACACCACTGCACCCGCTGGCGGCGAAGGCGACGATGACGATGACGATGACGGCATGTTTTAGTGTTTAAGGTGGTCCTACCGTGAAGATTCATTCAGTATTTGAGATCGGGATATTGGAGGCCGACGGTGGGTACCAGTACATCACGTCGGCAGGCTATGCGTCGCACGCTATATTCCCAGACATCTTCAAGGCGCAAAAGGCTGCACTTCAGTTCGGCGGGTATGAGCTCATCGAAGATGACACCCATGCCGACTCGACTGTCACCAAGACACAACATTTTGACGGCTTCCAGATTGACACATATTCAGACGGCACCTATGGCTACATGACTGATGGCGGCAAGCACAAAGAGGGCTATAAGTCGAAAGACGGCGCCAAGAAAGCCGCCACCAAGCTCGCCGCCGCAGAGCCGAAGGGCCCGCAGGTCCTGAAGAGTGAGGACAAAGGCGGGTACACCGTCAACACATTCACGGACGGCACTTATGGCTACCTGATGCCCGACGGCACTTTCAAGAACGGCTATAAGTCGAAGGACGGTGCCGGCAAGGCGGGCAAGAAGCTCGCGGCGAAGGCAGCGAAGGCACAGGAGAACACCCAGGCTAAATTGCTCGAGAAGCAGGCGCAGGAGTTGCAGGAGAAATTGCAGCTCACATACTCAGATGCGATCGACGGCATGACTTCACGCATCGAGGCCTCACTCAAGGAATTCGCGGCCGATGGCGCGAAATGGCAAGCCGATGTCGCAGCCGGCAAGAAAGACGTGAAGGCATATAAGGCCTGGCGCAAGGACCAGGCGTTGCATAACGACCAGCTCAAGGCACTCAAGAAGGCATTGACCCAAGACCTTACCGTCGCCGACAAGATGGCCATGGCGTACGTCAACCAAGTGCCCGCTGGTGTGTACGCGGAGGGCATGAACTTCGCGACATATGAGATCGAGCACGGCGTGAAGGCGAACACGTCGTTCACGCTGTACAACAAGAACACCGTTATGGAGCTCGTCGCGAATGAGCCCGACCTGCTCCCGCAAGCTGCGTTCGACAAGGCGAAAGATTCCGCATGGAACAGCCGCCACGTCACGTCTGCGGTGACGCAGGCCGTGTTGCAGGGCCAGACGGTCCCGCAGCTCGCCGCATCGATCGCGGGTATCGCTGCCATGGACCAGCGTGCTGCGATGAAGGCGGCTCGCACCGCCATCACGAGTGCGCATTCGCTCGGCAAGCTCAAGGGCTACGAGCGTGCCGCCGGTATGGGTATCGATGTCAAGAAGCAATGGCTCGCGGCACTCGATTCGCGCACACGCGGCAGCCACCGCCACCTAGACGGCGAGATGGTCGAGCTCGATGCCGAGTTCAGCAACGGGCTGAAATACCCGGGTGACCCGGACGGCCCTGCCTCTGAGGTCTACAATTGCCGCTGCACCTTGGTGCCAGTCATTGGAGATGTGGAATACGACGAGGTCGAGCGCGCAAACAAGCTCGGTGGTATGAGCTACGAGGAATGGAAAGCCGAGAAGCTGACTAAAGAGCAGAAGCTCGCGAATTCACTCGACAGCCAGTTGAAGGATGTCGATAACGAGATCGACGTATTGAAAGAGCTCATGAAGAGTTCCGATAAGACGTATTCGGGCATTTGGAAAGACCCCGTGACACTCGCCGATTGGGACGCGAAGAAAGAGGCGATCCCCAAGAAACTCGAGTATTTCGAGGAGCAAGTCGCCAAGGCCATGGACGCCGGCGATGATGCGGCGTTGGTGAAATGGCAGGAGCTCATCGATAACGTCGAAGATTTCGATGAGCAAGGCCAGGCATACAGGGCACATGTCGACGACATGGCTGCATTGAGGCTCAAGCGGCAGTCGATCCACAAGCAGATGGTCGACCTCGGACTTGTCGAAGATTCTGCTTTCAGCGAGGAACGCAAGGCTAACGCGTGGAAGTTCGATTCGTCTGCCGAGGCAGACAAGCATTTCCGAGGAGTATGCGGTAAGGCCTGGCGTGAGGCGACTGCGGCAGAGCGTAAGGGCATCTATGGTTACACGAGCTCCTCCGGTGCGTGGAACCGACCGCTGTCTGGTTTTCGCAAGCCGTACAGTAAACCCGGCACGGGATGGGAGAAGAAGTTCTATGTTGGCCCGGGTGATGTTTGGATCGATTACGAAGGCAAGGGCTCTGCAATCCGCAACATGACGTCACTCATCGAGAAGTCGACGTACGACCACGACGCATGGGTCGTGCGTGGATGCGACTACAATGCAATGGAGTCGTTCTTCGGCACGAGCGCATTGAAGTTGGGCGATATGAGTACCGATGAGCTCAAATCACTCGTTGGCACGTCCAACCGCATTCAATCGTTCGTGTCGACCGGCACTGCGACGAATAAGGGTTTCAGCAGCAAGCCTGTCGCCATGGAGATCTATTGCCCCGCCGGGTCCGAGATGATGTACGCGGAGCCGTTCAGTGCGTTCTCCGGCGCGACGAATTATGATGATTGGGACGGCAAGAAAGAGCAGAACCATTTCGGCCAGGAGTCGGAGATGATCTTGCAGCGCGGCGGTTACTACACCGTTACCGACGTGTACAGGGAGAACAACGGCAAGATGCATGTCGTGATGGAATTGCACCCCGAACAGGGTTACGATAAGTTCCAGCAGGATCCCAAAGAGTGGACTGGCTCGAAGAGTAAATACAAGTAAGGAGTACCATGGCAACTGAGAAACAGAAAGTACCCAACCTCGAGCTCGACGACTCGTTTGGCTGCCTGAAGCGCAACCCCCGTAAATGCCGGACCTGTGCGAATGCACACGGCCCGGCGCCGTGGGAGGACTCGCCGGACAAGTCATATTGCCTGGCGTACGAGCGCCGCCTCGGCAACGTCAAGCCCGACGCCGTATACTTCGATGGTGCCGACTGCCCGTTTTATATCGAGGAAGAGGCATGACATGGCAAGTGACGTCACAGTGAAGCAAGACAACACCGAGCAGGCAGTCGACGGTATCGATTCGGCTATCGGCGTCGCGCTTGAGAAGATCGGGCTCTTGGCCGAGAACTATGCGGCTAAGAAATGCCCGGTCGATACCGGTAACCTGCGTGCATCGATCACGCACGAGGTGGATGCCGGCGATAACGCCGTGTACATCGGCACGAACGTCGAATATGCACCGTACGTCGAGCTCGGTACTTCGCGCCAGAAGGCGCAGCCGTTCCTGAGGCCTGCGGCTTCCGAGCATGGCGCACAATATCGTCAAGTGCTGAAAAAGGCACTAGGCGGCAGCAGTTAACCTGGTATTATTTATGTTAAATGCGCGAAGCAATGCGCTACGCAGTATGGGGTCGAAGCACGTACCCCAGAGTCCGAAGGAATGGAGCGAACACCATGGCACTTACCCGCAAACTCCTCCGATCCATGGGGATCGAAGACGAGAAGATCGACCAGATCATCGACGCACACACTGAGACCGTCAACGCGCTGAAGGACGAGCGCGATGGGCTCAAGGATGCAGCGGACCGACTGAAGAAGGCTGAGGCAGAGCTCGAGGAGCTCAAAGCCAAGCCAGCAGACGGTTACAAAGAGAAGTTCGAGAAGGAGCATGCCGATTTCGAGGCGTTCAAGGCAGATACCGCTAAGGCTGCCGCCGACCGCGAGAAGAAATCGCTGTACCGCAAGCTGCTCACCGATGCAGGCGTCGACCCCAAGCGTATGGATGCCGTGATGCGTGTCGCCGACCTATCCGAAATCGTGGTCGAGGACGGCGCCATCAAGGACGCCGACAAGGTCACGGAGAAGGTCAAAGGCGAGTGGTCTGATTTCATCTCGACCACAAACAAGAAGCCCGCTGGCGTCGATACGCCCCCTGATGGCGCAGGCGGCGGCGAGGCAGAACCGAAATCGCTGGGTGAAGCCCTGCGACAGAAGTACACCAAGCAGAACACTGATTAAAGGAGGCAATTATGCCTATCACCCTCGCAGAGGCCAAGGTCGGCATGGCCGACAAGGTCGATCAGCAGATCGTCGACATGTTCCGTCGATCCTCCCTGCTCCTCGACCGCCTCACTTTCGATAACGCCATTTCCCCCGGTACCGGCGGCTCCACGCTCGTCTACGGCTACACGCAGCTGAAGACGCCTTCCACTGCCGCCGTCCGTGCCATCAACTCCGAGTACACGGCAAATGAGGCCAAGCGTGAGAAGAAGACCACGCAGGCCATTATCATTGGTGGTGCCTTCGAGGTCGACCGTGTCATCCAGGACACTTCCGGCGCCATCGATGAGCTCGTGTTCCAGGCTGACGAGAAGATCAAGGCCACTGCTAATTTCTTTACGCATTGCGTAATCAACGGCACCACGACCGGTACTGCTGCACCCGGTAAGACTACCGGCACTTTCGACGGCCTCAACAAGCTGCTCTCCGGTTCTTCCACCGAGTACACCGCCACCGCGGACCTGTCTACCAGCGCGAATGTGGACGCCAACTACAACCAGTTCCTCGACGAGCTCGATGAGTTCATCTCCGGTATCGACGGCATGCCCGACATGCTGCTCATGAACCGCAAGATGCTCTCCAAGCTCCGCGGTATTGCCCGCCGCGCCGGTTATTACGAGTCCACGAAGGACGATTTCGGCCACGTCGTCGAGACGTATAACGGCATCGAGCTCATGGACGCCGGTGAATTCTACGACGGTACCAAGACCGTCGACATCGTCGCCGACACCGCTGCCGGCGCTAGCGCCTTCGGTACTTCCGACATCTACGCGGTCAAGTTCGGCCTCGACGCCTTCCACGGCATCTCCCCGACTGGCACCAAGGTCATCACGTCCTACATGCCCGACCTCACCCTCCCTGGTGCAGTCAAGAAGGGCGAGGTCGAGCTCGTCGCCGGCGTCGCCCTCAAGAACACGTTGAAGGCCGGCCACATGAAGGGCATCATCACCGCGCCTAAGACTGCCTAAGGAGTCGATATGCTGGAGGAGTTGCTCGCCGAGATCCACAATTGGTTTGAGTGCGATTACCTCGCAGGTGAGCTCACCGTCATGGACGGCGAGCTCACCCTCCCGCATGGCTTCGTCAAGAAGGGCCAGTATTACCGCATCGTCGGCAGTGTTTTCAACGACGGCCTGCACCAGTACCCGACATCAGACCTCACCGATGAGGTATTCGACGGCGAGGTGTGGGCGTTGGCCGTGCCGAAGGCAGTTACCGACATCGCGACCGAAGTCGAGGCGTGGTGTAAAGCCCACCCCGATTCCGCGTACACATCGGAGTCGTTCGGCGGGTATTCGTACACGAAGGCCACCGCTTCCGACGGTATGCCCATGCGATGGCAAGACGTATTTCGCCGACGCCTCAATCGTTGGAGGAAGTTGCCATGAGTTTGATCGATGCTTTCAAAGAGCCTTGCGTCGTGATGAACAAGGCTAAGGTGTCCGACGGCGAAGGCGGTTTCACGACTGCCTGGCAGGAAGGCGCCGAGTTCGAGGCTGCTATCGTGAAGGACACGAGCCTCGAGGCGCGAATCGCCGAGAAAGACGGCCTCACGAATACGTACACCGTCACCACGTCGGCGAATGCTTCGCTCGAGTTCCACGACGTTTTCAAACGCAAGTCGGACGGGCAGGTGTTCCGCGTCATGTCGAATGGTGACGACAAGCGCACGCCGTCTGTCGCGTCGTTCGAGTTCGAGCAAGTGAGCGCCGAGGAATGGAGCCTATCATGACGCCTGCAGCTGCGGTCTACGGTTTCATGGCCGGTTTCGGTATCCCGGCGTATGCGGCGACTTCCGTACCCGATGAGGCGGAGTTCCCATACATCACGTACGAGCTCGCAACCGATGATTTCTGGGGCGGCGAAGTCGCGTTGTCGATGGACATCTGGTATCGCGGCGACTCCGAGGCAGAGCCAAATGCGAAAGCGCGTGAAGTCTCAAAGGCACTTATCGGCTGCAAGTGTATCCCATGCGATGGCGGTGGAATCATACTCAAAAAGGGCTCGCCGTTCTGCCAGAGCATGGGTGACACCGCAGACGATAAGATCAAGCGCCGCCACATCAACGTGACGGCAGAGTTTATCACCTCATTTTGAGAGGACAAGTTAAATGGCTAAGTTCACACAGATCCCAACGGATACTTTCAAGAAGCTCCAGCTCGGTGCTGGTCTCCTCGCTACCGAATTCGACCCGGCGACCGGCGAGGTCGACAAGGCTAATATTGTCGGCGCGACGAGCGGCGGCGTGTCGTTCGAGGCCACGCCCTCATTCAGCGATTTCGGCGAGGATATCGACAATTGCCCGAAGAACACGAAAGAGCTCAAGAAGCTCGACAGCTGGGACGCCAAGATGTCCGGCTCGTTCGTAACGATGGACACGAAGGCCGCTGTGTCTGTTATCGGCACCGCTGCCGTCGCGAGCGACGACCCGACCAAGGTCGTGCCCCGCAACTCTGTCGACGCCAAGGATTTCAAAGACATCTGGTGGGTCGGCGACTACTCCGACATCAATGAAGACGGCACGTCTGCCGGCAAGGCCGGTTTCATCGCAATCAAGCTCATCAGCGCGCTGTCGACCGGCGGTTTCAAGATCCAGTCTGGCGACAAGGCAAAGGGCACGTTTGAGTTCGAGTATACTGGCCACTACAGCCTCGAGAACATCGACACCGTACCGTTTGAGATCTACATCAAGGCAGGTTCGGCCGACGCCTAGGCGTGGCCAGAAGGAGGAAACAAATGAAACTCAGTGACATCAAGGGTGACCGTGTACTCGACGTCATCGCCGACATCATCGACCCCATCGCGAACATGATGCAGGACAAGGATGTCGCCGCTATGTTTAAGCGTGAGGCTGTGCCGGAGGGCATGGATGCACGCGATTTCTTCGCGAAGCGCATGTGCAAGGGCCTGCCTATTTTGCTCAAAAGCCATAAGGCCGACATCATCGCCATCATGGCGGCGATCGAGGGCGTGACGCCTGAGCAGTATGCTGCATCGCTCGATTTTCCCAAGCTGTTCACCGACGTCATGGAGCTCGTGACTGACGATGCGTTCCTCAATTTTTTATCATCGTCGGAGACGGGGAAGGGCGCAGATGCGCCTGGCTCTGCCTCGGCGAATTTCGAGGTCCTCTAAGGGCCGACGCATTCGTCAAGTTCGCACTGGCCCGCTATAGGAAAGAACGGGACGAGATAGCGTTTAAGGTATACGTCACCGACTCCCTATACCTCATGGGCCAGCAGAAGTTTATCGGTCGCCGTTGGTACGACCAAGTCCGGCCCAAGGTATATGAAGACATCGACGCCGCCGCAGTCGTGGCGGACGTCACGAAAAGGGCGGGATTGGTGATCGTATGAATCTGCTCGACCTCGCCGTCAAGATCACATGCGACGACCAGGCATCCGGCGAGGTCGACAAGATCGGCGACGGCATCAAAAATAAATTGGGCATCGCTGCTAAAGCCGGCGTTGCGGCCGTGGCGGCAGTCGGTACTGCGGCAGTCGCCATCGGCAAGACTGCACTCGACGCATATTCGAATTACGAGCAATTGGTCGGCGGTATCGACACCCTGTTCAAAGCATCGTCCGGTAAGATGCAGCAGTACGCGGCAAACGCCTACCAGACGGCTGGCGTCTCAGCCAACCGCTATATGGAGATCTCGACGAGCTTCGCGGCGGCGCTGATCAGCTCACTCGGCGGCAACACCGAGGCCGCGGCCGATATGGCCAACACCGCCATTACGGATATGAGCGACAACGCCAACAAGATGGGCACGTCGCTTGAGACTGTCCAAGAAGCATATATGTCGCTGTCGCGTGGCAACTACGAGATGCTCGACTCCTTAAAACTCGGCTACGGCGGCACTAAATCAGAATTGGAGCGCCTGCTCTCAGACGCCGAGAAGTTCTCGGCGGCGCAAGGCAAAGTGCGCGATTTCTCGGTCGACTCATATTCCGACATCGTCGAGGCCATCCATATTGTGCAAGATGAGATGGGCATCACAGGCACGACGGCGGAAGAGGCAGCGACTACCATCGAGGGCTCCGTCAATATGGCGAAGGCCGCATGGGACAACTGGCTCGCAGGCCTCGGCAATGAAGACGCTGACATGGAAGGCTTGACCGATCAGCTCGTCCAGTCTGTCGTCATCGCGGGCAAGAACATCATCCCGAGGGTCGGCCAGATCATGACGACCCTCGGCCAGACAGTTGCAGACTATGCGCCTGGTGTTGGCCTCTACCTCCGCAGCGCGCTCATCAGTGTCCTGCCTGAAGCCGTGCAAGGGCCGATGTATGATGCATTCGCAGGCGTCGACAAAGTCGTCGGCAAACTCGAAAGCGTATTCAACGACAATTTGAAGCCTGCGGCAGATGCCGCAGACAGCGTTTTCAGTGCGATCAGCTCTGGTGTCAAGACTTTCGGTGATTCCGTCAATGACTTGGTACTCCCTGCTATCGACCAGCTGTCACCGGCCTTCGAAGATTTCTTCGGAGCGATCCAGGCAGCGCAGCCCCTGCTCGAGTTTATCGCGGACATCATCGGCGTCGGGCTCGCGGCGGCGATCAGTACGGCCATCAAGCTGTTTGCCGCTATTACAGAAGTCGTCGCGTTTGTGATCACTGGTTTCGCGCAACTGTATGAGGACATCTCGGGGTTCGTGACCGGTGTCGTGCAATTCTTCACCGCCGACCTGCCGAACGCAATCAACACGTTGGTGCAATGGTTTGCGCAGTTGCCGGGCAACATCGCGACGTTCCTGTCGACGGTCATCGCGAACGTCGCCGCATGGGTCGCCAACATGGCTGCGAACGCGGTAAACGCCGGTTCGCGATTCATCTCTGGAATTGCCGGGTTCCTGTCGGCCTTGCCGGGCAATGTAGCGTCATGGCTCGCCGGCGTCATCTCGACCGTCATCGGCTGGGTGTCGCAGTTCGCGAGCAATGCCACGAGCGCAGCTACGCAGTTCGCGAGCAACCTTATCGACGGCCTCGCATCTATACCCGGTCAAGTGACATCGATCGGCTCGAACATCATCCAGGGCCTCGTCAACGGCGTTACGGGTGCTGCCGGCAAGTTGATCGATGCCGTTAAGGGTGCTGTCGGCGATGCCATCGAAGGCGCAAAAAACCTGCTCGGCATCCACTCCCCGTCGCGTGTGTTCCGCGAGATCGGTCAATACACCATGCAAGGCGCAGCGCTCGGTGTCGACGATAACGCAGACTTGCTGTCGAAGTCTACAGATAACGCGATGCGCGGTATGATTTCAACGGCACAAGATATCGCCGTGCCGGGCGTCGGCGATGTAGCAGGCGGCGAATCGGCCGTTATCAGCTGGCTGGCAGAGAACTTGCCGGCTATCATTGCAGAGTTCACACCTGTCATGGGCGAATCGGAGTTCGGACGCAAGGCAAGGAAGGCGGTCGCGTATGCTTGATATCGTATATGAGTCTAGCACCGGTGCCATCATCCCGCTAAACTCCGGTATCTATGTCGGCAAGCCAAACGACCTATTCAGCCGCGAATGGGACTACAAGCTCGGGTATCGCGCGCTGGCCACAGCCTCGCGTGGCGCCCGAAAGGTCTCATTCAAGGCTTTCTTCGCGGACATGGCGCAGGCTGATGCGTTCCGCCAATACGCTGACACGGACATGCAGAAGGACACGCCAGGCACTATCCACGTCAATGGCTGGTTCCAGCGCTGTTTCGTGGTGGCCTCGGAGGTGGACGGCATCGGTGACGATTTCTTCGCGGCCAAGCTCACTTTGGTTTTGCTCGACGGTGTATGGCGCAGGGCGATTACAACGGCGTTCGTGCCCGTGCAGAGTTCGGCGGATTATGAGTTTCTCGACTTGCCGCATGATTTGCCGTACGACTTAGGCGCGACTCTATCGCGGCAATACGCCATCAACCCAGGCTACTCGGGCAGCCCCGCGAAGTTCGTCGTGTACGGGCCTGCGGTCAACCCCTCCGTGCGCCTGGCTGGCAACCTGTACCAGGTGGACGTGACCGTTCCCGAGGGCGGCTACATGGACATAGACCCGTTGCGGAGAACCGTCACCGTGGTCGCGGCGGACGGAACCACGATGGACGCATTCAGCAAGGCGCACCGAGGCAGCGGTGAGGGCTCCGGCGAGTACATCTTCGAGCGCGTGCCAGTCGGCACGTCCGAAATCTCGTGGGACAACAGCTTCGGCTTCGACTTGACTCTGTATGAGGAGGAAGGTGAACCGGCATGGTCTTAGTGGTGCATGATTCAACCGTGGGTGATATCCGCGAAATCGAGGAATTCGAGCTTGACATAGCTTTCGGCAGCGACGAGAACGCACTGAAATTGAAGGCCCGCGCGGGCGAAGCCCCCGAAGAGGGGCAATTTGTGTTCATCGACGGCACCGAGTATGGTGGTGTTATCGACCAAGCGAGCTACGAAGCCGGCAGGGAGGCATCAGGCTCGATTCTGTGCAAGGGCCGTACCTGGCACGGCATCCTGGCGGGCAAGCGCCTGCTCCCCGATTCTGGCAGCGGATACCTCTCCGTCAGCGGCAAGGCGGGCGATGCGCTCGTGTCGCTTATCGAGCGCATGGGGCTTTCCGGGCTTTTTTCCGCGGCTTCCGACGACACGTCGGTGAGTTACACTTTCGACCGATTTGTGGACGGTTACAACGGCTTGAAAGCCATGGCGAAGGCCAATGGCCGCAAGGTCGTCATGCGCCGCAAGGGCGGCAAGGTGGAAATCTCTCTGCCGCCCGTGGTAGACTATGCGAACAAGGTCGATTCCGACCTTTTGGACTTCACACTGACCTCAGTTCACCGCTGTATTAATCACCTTGTCTGTGCAGGCACTGGCGATCTCGAGAACCGCGCCGTAGTCCATTTCTATGCGGACACAGTCGGCAATATCAGCCACACCCAAAGCCTCTTTGGAGTCGACGAGATATGCGCGCTCTACGACTACAGTAACGCCGACGAGGCGAAGCTCGAGGAGGAGGGCGGCAAGAAGCTCAGGGAGTACCAGACCCAAGGCAGCGTCGAGGTCGATGCACACGACGACATTGACGTCGATGTCGGCGACATCATCTCGGCGCGCGATAATGTACACGGTAAGACCGTCAGCGCGACCGTAGTGAAGAAGATCGTGCAGGTCTCACACGGCGCGGCAACATATAGGTATGAGGTCGGCAACGAGACCACGACAAAGAACTCGTCCAGCGCGATCGCCGATGTAGGTGGCGGGCACACGTACCTTGCTGGAAAGGGCCTGAAGCTCGAGAACTACACATTCAGTGCAGAGGTCGACGCGGAATCGCTCAAGGCCGTTGAGGCCAAGGCCGACAAGGCCGTAACGGACGCCTCGAACTCGCTCCAGACGTGGGCGCAGGCTGATATCGCCATGGGAGAAGTGTCAACGCTCGTGGAAGGCTCTAAGGCCACCGCGTCGCTATCCGGCGAGGGGCTCGTCAAGACGCTCTCGCTCGGTATCCCACGCGGCGCCACTGGTATCCAAGGCCCTAAGGGCGAGACAGGTGCAACTGGTGAGCGCGGTTCCCAAGGCCAGCAGGGTCCGAAAGGCGACACAGGCCCGCAAGGGCCGACTGGCCCGCAAGGCCCTAAAGGTACTACTGGACCGCAGGGCCCTAAGGGCGAAACCGGTGAGCAAGGCCCGCAGGGCGTGCAGGGAAAGCAAGGCCCACAGGGTATCCAAGGCGAGACCGGCCCGCGTGGTCTGCAAGGTGTCCAAGGTGTCCAAGGCCCTAAGGGCGACACAGGCGAGGGTTTTTCCATCTCGAAGGTATACGCCAACTACGGCGCAATGCAGGCGGGATGGAAGACGGACGGTGTGAAGGTCGGCGGTTTCGTTGTGATCAGCTCGAATGTCGAGGACCCGCACAATGCTGAGCTGTACGTGAAGACGTCCAATGGCTATTCGCTCATAGCAGACATGAGTGGCGCGACCGGCGTAAAGGGTGCACAAGGCCCGACAGGTGCACAGGGCCCTATCGGCGCGACCGGTGTGAAGGGTGCTACCGGCCCGCAAGGACCGAAAGGCGCCACTGGTGCTACCGGCCCGCAAGGGCCAAAGGGAGACACAGGAGCTACTGGTGCGACCGGCGCGAAGGGTGCTACCGGTGCGACGGGCCCGCAGGGCGTCAAGGGCGAGCAAGGCGAACGAGGGCCTCAGGGCATCCAAGGGCCGAAGGGTGAGAAGGGCGACCGCGGCGACTCCGGCGTTACCGTCCCGCTGTCGGGGTTCTTCTCTCTCACGGTCGATTCCGATGGCAACCTCTGGTCGCACGTGGCAGACGGGGCGGCGGCACCGCCACTCTCATACGATTCAACCACTGGCGAGCTTTACTACGAGATAGGTGAGTGATCATGGCGAGATACCTTGTAGGTAACATCAAGGGCCCCAAGGGCGACACCGGTGCTACCGGGCCGCAGGGAGCCACGGGTGCGCGAGGTGCCACCGGCCCAACAGGCCCGCAAGGACCGAAAGGCGCCACTGGTGCCACCGGCCCGCAAGGACCGACGGGAAAGCAAGGGCCGACTGGTCCCACTGGCCAAGCTGGCTCGCAGGGGCCTCAGGGTATCCAGGGTCCGAAAGGCGACACAGGCCCGCAAGGGCCGACTGGCCCGCAGGGTCCGAGCGGCGGCGAGATCAAGGACACGCGCGACGATAACCGGACCCCGGCGTGGTACATGGATAACCACGCGCACGAGACGGTGATCGAGTTCAAGCACGCGAGCGCTATCGGGCTTCCGAGTAACGAGACATATGCCACCCTCGTCACCTTCGTGCCGTTGGGCGACGATAGTGGCGGGTACCCGAAGCAGATCGCCATGAACGCTGGTAATATATGGTTGCGACGTGGTAAGTCAGGCTCTTCGTGGGTGCCATGGCAGTATATCCTCGATACGGCCAACCAGAACGCGACGTGGCTAATTGCCCACCGCGTCGGCGAGTACTTGGAGACGGACGGCTCGTTCGACCCGAACAAAATCGGCGGCACATGGGTGCGGGTACCGAGCATCGGGCCGCACACATGGCTGAGAACAGAGTAAAGGAGAGAACATGGCAAAGACAGAGAACTTCACCCACTACACCTGTGACCGATGTGGCGCGGATGCGTACCTCCAGCAAGGCGCTGCTGCGGCGGGGGACTGGCGCGAGGTCGAGCGCTTCGACCAGTACGGCAGCAGGGTCACGCGCTTGCTGTGCAAGGGGTGCACGGACGAGTACAAGAAGCTCGCCACCAAGCACGATGGCGAGTTCCAGCAGTTCATGAGTAACGCGAAGGAGTAGCGACATGGCATTTGAAATCGTGGACGGCATGACGGGGACCAAGCACATCAGCTCGGACGACCTGTCGGCATTGAATATCGCTACCATCGGCAAGGCGGATTGCGTGCTTGAGTACGGCGACAATTTTAAGCTCACGATGGCGAGCGCGAACAGCGCGACGCTCGGCACCGGTGTCGGTATGGTCGGCGGCAAAAGATTTTGGAACCAGGCGGCAACCTCGCTGACGGTCCAGTCCGGTACGCAGGGGCAGAAGCGCAATGACCTCGTCGTGGCACGCTACGCGAAGACTGACGCGGGCATCGAGAGTATCACGCCCGTCGTCATCAAGGGCACGCCCAGCACGGGGACGGCGGCGGACCCCGCGACGACCTCGAACGACTTGAAACTCTGGCGCATCCCGTTGAACGGTATCAGCGTCGGCACACCCGTGAGGCTCTTCGACCCCATGGCCTCGCTTGCGACACTCGGAAATTCCGTATCACTGAAAACCGTCTATCAGGGCAATGTGAACATATACGGTTCAGTCATCGGCATCCGGGTGCTCTACAATAAGGCAGCCGCACTCCTTCACGTTATGACTGCCCGCGTCGATGGGTACATGAACACAGGCACATCTGGATACAATGAAGTCGTAGTTGGGACCATCGATCGAGAGTTCCGGCCGATTTCAGATCGAACTGCATGCCTAGCAGCCGACGTCAAGAACGGGCTGTCGGAGGCCGTCTTGGTCAAGGCGGACGGTACTATAAGCCTCATGGTTTGGTTCAGCGTCGCGATGGTCGGTTTTAACTGGGGTAACTCATGCGTCACTATCCCGCTCCTGTAATTCGTATCCCAATATTTGTTTGATAGGCGTTTAATGTTTAAATACATAATAACAACCGTCGCAACTACGATTATGGGTACGATAATCGGTTGGTTGCTAAACGCAATTAAAACCAATACTGCGCAATTGTGTAACATATCACGTCGTGAACACGAAGAACGCACACAAAATCGTGCCATGCTCGGTGAGCTATTGTTTTACCGGCTCGAAGATCTACACCGACGTTTTGTCATTGAAGGGCATCCATGTTCAGCTGCTGAAAAACAACAAGTAGATGATGTATATCATCATTATCATGATGAATTGGGGCTAAACGGACCCGGTACACATATGTATAATGAGATCATGGAAGCGCACCAAGATTAGGAGAAATCATGCAGTACATTATTCCGGATAAGGCGTATAACGTTCTCAAGTGGACAGGCCTCGTCGCACTCCCGGCAGCAGCGACATTCGTTGGCACTGTCGGTACTGCGTGTAGTTGGGAGTTTACCGGTATTGCCGTAACCATCATCACTGCGACCGGCACACTCGTAGGCTCACTCATCGGCGTATCACACGCCACTGCGAAGGAGAATGCAAATGATTAAGTTTATTGACATTAGCGGCTGGCAGAAGGGCATCGACATCAAGGCCGTCGTCAATAACGGCGGCCTTGGCGCTGTCGTGGCCAAAGCCACTGAAGGCACTAATTTCGTCGATAGTCAATGTGACATCTACATTCAGCAATGCATTGCGAATAAGATCCCATTTGGCTACTACCATTTTGCAGGCAATAATGGCGCCGAGGCCGAAGCCGAGTTCTTCCGTAACAACACGCGTAATTACGAGCACTGTGGTATCCCCATCCTCGACTGGGAAGGCAACCAGTCTGTCGCGTGGGTCAATGCCTTCGTCGAGCATTATCACGCATTGACCGGTATCTGGCCGTGGGTGTACGGCAATGCGTGGCGTTTCAACCAGGGCACGGTCAATACGAACTGCGGTCGATGGATCGCAGGGTACCCGTATAATGGTATCACCGACATCAATTACGGCCTCGACAACGATATGCCGTATAAGGTCAATAATGGCCTTGTGTGTGCATGGCAGTTTTCGAGCTCCGTGCACATCGCCGGGTACGGCGGTAACCTTGACGGCGACGTGTTTTACGGCGACGCGAAGGCATGGGCTAACTATGCGATGGCTACCGGCGTACCTGCACCGGCTCCCGCGCCGGCACCTGTGCCGACGCCGCAGGGGTCTGTACTCGACCTCGTGTGCCAGATCATTGACGGCAACATCAATGGTGATGCCCGCAAGGCATTCCTTGGCACGCGTTATGCTGAGGTGCAAGGCTTTATCCAACATATCTTCGACGCCTCGCCGGCTACGCTCGCGGCAGAAGTATGGCAGGGGCGTTATGGCAACGACCCCGTCCGTACCAAGGTACTGAACATCGCCGGCAAGGCGGCAGCGGTGCAGGCAGCCGTGAACGGCGGCAATGCGTCTGCCGGGCGTACCTATACCGTCAAGGCTGGCGACACCCTGTCTGGTATTGCCGCTAAGTATGGCACGTCGTACCAGGTGTTGGCACAGATCAACGGCATCGCGAATCCGAACTTGATTTACGCCGGCCAGACAATCAAGCTACCGTAGTATCTGGGGGCGGCGTTATGCCGCCCCGTATTTGTAAGGAGGAAACCATGAATCAATTCCAACCGATGGCGTCTGCATATATGCCCATGTAGCAGCCGTACCAGCCGTATCAACCCCAATACCAACAAATGCCCACGCGTATCGTGCCGCAGATTTCTGGGCATGTCGTTAACTCGCTTGACGACATCACGGTGCAGGAAGTGCCTACCGACGGAACTGTGGCGTTGTTCCCATCTGCAGACGGCTCATGCGTCTACAGTAAGCGTTGGACGCCGGACGGCAATATCTTGACGATGCGTTTCGTGCCGGAGGCATCTGAGGCCCAGCCCAAGCAGCCGAGCCAGCTCGACATTATCGACAACCGTATTTCAGAACTGTTTGACGTAGTCGAGCGGATCGAAGATCGTTTGCCGTATGATATCGAGACTAAACGATCTTCCGCGACTCGTAGGAAGGCGGTGAAGGCAAATGCCGCAGAATAACATTATGGACTTCGCGCTTAACATGATCCAGCATAACCCGGCATTGCAGAACAACCCCAACGCACGTGAGATGATCGACGTCATCAAGAGCGGTGACGCGAACCGCGGCCAGCAGATCGCGCGCAACCTATGCAATACGTACGGCGTGAAGCCTGAAGATGCGATCGCGCAGGCGAAATCGTTTTTCCATATGTAACCGACTCCGCAGAGAAGCGCGCAACCTAGGTCTCTGTGTCGGGAATATATACATTTTAGTAGAAATGTTAGAACAATGTTCAGCAATTCTGCACTGAGTGCCGCGGACGTCGCTGCCGTGACTGATGGCAATCGCAATTCTGGCTGGGGAGGCGACGGTGGCTGGTGGGTTCTCATTATCCTGTTCGCACTCTTCGGTTGGGGCGGTAACCGCGGCTTCGGCGGTGGTTATGGCACTGGCGACGGTACGTTTAATGGTGGTATCCCGAACGGTTTCGCACTCGCGACCGACTTCGCGTCGCTTGAGCGTAAGATGGACGGCGTCAACAACGGCCTGTGCGACGGTTTCTATGCGACCGCAAATGGCATGAATACCGGTTTCGCCGCTGTCCAGAACGCGCTCTGCCAGGGTTTCAACGGCGTCAACCAGGCTGTCGTTTCGCAGGGCTACGAGTCCCGCCTCGGCACGCAGGCCCTCCAGGCACAGCTTGCGCAGTGCTGCTGTGATACGCAGGCTGCTATCCAGGCCAACACCACCCAGGGTGTCGTCAATACGAACGCCATCCAGCAGCAGATCGCGTCTTGCTGCTGCGATAACCAGAAGCAAGCGATGCAGACTCGTTTTGAGAACCAGCAGAACCATTGCGCCACTATGCAGGCTATCGACAAGGTCGGCGACCGCATTGTCGATTACCTCACGACTCAGGAGACCCAGCGCCTCCGCGACGAGAACCAGAGCCTCAAGTTCCAGGCATCGCAGGTCGCCCAGAACCAGTACCTCACCGATACGCTCCGCCCGTGCCCGTCGCCGGCATACATCACGGCCAACCCGTGGGCAGGCCAGCCTTATGGCTCCTGCGCCGGCTATGGTTGCGCCTGCAATTAAGCATTGACATGGCCCGCTCGTATTTCGGGCGGGCCTGTATATGAAAGGAGAACGCACATGATCGTTCTGTCAAATACGGCAGCCCAGACGATTCAGCCAGGTGCAGCAGCGACATTCAATGTCGTGAAACTCCATACTGGCTGTGGCGAGTTCCATCGCACGGGTTCTGGGTCCGTGCGCCTTCGCGCAGGGCTGTATGCATTCGATTTCACTGGCAATGTCGGCGGGGCCGCAGGCACGCAGCCGAGTTTGGCAATCGCTGTAGACGGCGACACGTTGCCTGAGACGACAATGACCGAGACCATCGCGCTCGCGACTGATGTGCACAACGTGCACGCATCGACGAAGTTTTGCAATCGTTTCGGTGGGTCGACTGTGACCGTTGTCAATACCGGGTCGACGGCTATCGAGTTGGCGGCAAACCCCGCACTCGTGGTAAAGCGCGAGGCATAAGGAGGCTAATATGCAGCGCATCAAGCGTATGAAGGACAAGCTCATCGAAGAGGCTCAGAGCCGCCTGCAGAATATGGACGGCGGTTCGATCGAGCAGATGGGCCAGATCATCGACATGATCAAGGACCTGTCGGAGGCAGAGAAGTCTTGCCTCGAGGCAGAGTATTACGACAGTGTCATCGACGCCATGGAAAACGGCCAGCGTTATGGCTATGACGGCCAAGGCGGTAACACCGGCGGGCGCCAAGGTTACCATGAGACATATATGATGGATGGCAATGGTGATGGCGACGGTGATGGCCGTATGGGTTACCGCAACCAATACGGCAATTTCCCCGCCAACCCGAAGAACCGCCGTCGCCGTATGCGCCGCAGCGGTTATAGCGAGGAGTCCATCGACAACATCCGCCAGATGATGGAAGACGCCGACCCCGAGCGCAAGCGCCAGCTCAAGCGCGACCTCGAAGACCTCATGTCGGAGATGTAACATGAGGCCGTTCGTTTTGAACGGCGACGTATGGAGGCCGGTCCTGGTCGATCACGACGACCCGCGACTAATCGACCGGACCGGCACTTCCAGACTGGCAACGACTGACCCGTCGACAATGTGTGTATACTTATCGAACGGGCTCCGTGGCCTCGACCTCGAAGTCGTGTTGACGCACGAAGTCGGGCATTGTGCGATGTATAGCTATGGGCTCCTCGAATCGCTCCACGCGATCATCCCTGAAGACACATGGGTCGATGTCGAGGAATGGGTGTGCAACTACCTGGCTAACCGTGGGCGTGAGATCATCCACGCGGCCAACACTGCACTCGGCCGCAATGTGCCTGTCATTAAGTGAAGGAGGCGGCAATGATCGATATAGCAGTCGTCGAAGATGAGATCGCCGCACTCGAGGCGGAGACAGAGACGACATACGACACATGTGAGCGGTTGGCGTGCCTGTACACGGTGCGCGACCACTTGAAGGCAAAGCAACGTGATGAGTCAAAATCGTCTGAGTTCCTCACGGCAGCTGTCGGTGTCCCCACGCCTGAGCTCATGGCAGTCATCGACCAGCATATGGAGGCGATCAAAGTCGTGTACCCGTCTGAGTACAACGCCATCGTCGCCAAGATCCGTAGCCTACATGAGGCGACGTAATTACTACCTGTCAAACAGTGTCAAACACCTGTCACACTCCGAAAAGGGCCAGTGTGACAGGTATTTGCATTTCTATCTCGCGTTTCTCATCACCTGTCAAGCTGTCAAACAACAAGGGGCCCCTATATTAGATAT